CTAATTAAGAACAAAGGATTGCTTTGTATAAATTCTCTAATTTGTTCTGGTCCAAAAGGAGCCATTCTTCTTAGAGCTGATATTAATAAGGATGGTCTGATTTTGGTTTGAATTCTATGCAACCCTCCATATATGTCATCATGAGTTCTTGGATCCGATAATAAATTTAAATCAACTGTTTTAGTGGATGAATGTGCTTGTAAAAAAACAGTTTTTTCACTAAAAGTCAGCTTATTCCAATCTCCAATAATTTGATAATTATGTGCTTCAGGACCAAACAATAACATCAAAACAGGATGTTGTATAGGATACTGACCTAGTTGATAAGGAATCCTTTGACAATTTAAAATTTGCCTGGGGTCAGTTTCAAATTCATTTGTTCCATAAATGTGATCACAAAAATCTTTATTGAGCTTATGAGCTATTGTAAATAATTCTAAAGATGATCCATTTTCAAATAAGCTTTGACAAACATTAAATGATTCTTTCACCATCCTGTAATAAGAATCTGTATAAAAGACATCCATGCTAGCTAATGCAAATTTTAGTCTTGTAGGGTGAAATCCTAAATTTGACCCAAATAATGAATTAAACTCACACACAATGTTGGAAACAGAACTTTTTGCTCTTGAAGTCTCACAGTTAAATAATCTTTCAGACATTTCTTGACAATTCAGGAAGCCATCTAGGACTTTTTTTTGCTTCTTGTGCTGTTTTTGTATTAGAATTAAAACAAGTAAAAGAATCATCTGATGACAATATGTCTTCCCAGTATGGCTTATCTTGGATATGCTCTTTTTTTAGCCATTTCTCATATAATTCATCTCTGAATGATATCAGGCACAAATGCAACAATGATGATGTGAAGTGTAAGATTCCTTGTCCCATATTTGATTCATTATTGAATACTAAAATTTTTGTATTTAAAAATTCTTCTTTTAGTTTTTGTAAATTTTCATCCATTTCATGTTTGAATATGTTGTCTGGATCTTTAACCCATGCTCTGACCAATCTTTCAGGTAGTATTGCTTTCTTATTACTGTGCTTTATTAGTATAGCTAAAAGTAGATTAAATAAATCGGGATATTTGTCTTTATAAGGATAAAACATGTATATAAATTGAATTGGTTGAAATGATGGAGCCCACTTACTTTTATCAAAATTTAAGTGAAACAATTTAGTCTCGGTGTTTCTTAATCTAACACGTCGAATCATCTCATGGTAGCATT